CGTGGCGCGTTTTCGTGCGGCCGCCACGTTTCGCCCGTGTCGGCCCGGGGCTAGCCGGTCGACGGCGTGGTCGACGGCGTGGTTTTCGGCCGCGACGGGCGAACGTCGTCGCCCGTGTGGCGTGGTGTGGCGCGATACCAACGGCCGTCGTCGCGTTGGACCACCTCGAACCGGAGCCGCGCGGCCGTTCGCAGCCGGATGCGCCGGCCCGAGAACACGTTTGTCCCGACCCAGCCGCCGTAGGGGCTCGTGGCGTCCACGCGGACGGGGACGAGCCGCCCGGCGACGTTGACGGCGTAGGTTTTCCCGATGGCGACGTCCTTCTTACGCATGGCGTCCTCCTTTCATTTCGCGCGTCTTACGCGCCGTCGAACTTCTGCGCGAGCCGCCGCAGCTCGCGCTTGGCGTTCTTAATCTCGTCGATATCTTCAATCCAACCCGCGGCCACGCAGGCGGGCTTGCGGTAGTCCTTGCGGCCGCGGACCCAGCCGGCCAGGTAAAAGAACCGTTGGAGCGCCCCGCTCGCGGTGGTGATGTCGGCGTAGGTCACCGGCTTGGCGTCGAAGTCGGTGGGGCGCTTGCGGGCTAGCATGGCAAGCGCGAGTGCCATTTGGACCCACGCTTTTGCCTTGCGGGCGTTGACCGTTCCGCTGAAGCAGCGGAACTCGACCGTGCCGTGGCTTACGAGCGCTCGCACGTTGAGCGAGTGGTAGCGTCCAATCCAGCGGCCGACGTTGTTTATTTCGTCGTAGGTGGGGTTCTTCTTGGCGAGCACCGAGTCTTTGTATTGCGCCCAGGCGTCCGGGTGCTTGATGGACCGGCAGTAACGCGAGCGGAGCCGGCGGCGGCTGCCGCTCGCCCCATAGAACGCCAGTTCGTGGTTGGCGGCGTGCAGGACGAGCCGGCGAACCCAGGCGGCGACGGTGCGGAAGTCGTCCGCCCCGCACCCGCTGGTCGCTTCGACGTGGACGTGGAAGCCGCAGGTCGCGTTGACGCGAGCGCCGGCTTCGCGGAGCCGCTTGCAAACCTGCTCGATTTGGGCCAGGCCGTCTCGCCCGCGGAGCGGCGGCGAAACGAACTCGTAGCCGCGCCAGCCGCGCTGGTTGGTGTCGACCGATGAGTCCGACTTCGATTTCCAGCCCGGCGGGAAGCCGTGGTCATCGAGCCGTTTGGGCCGGCTGTAGGAGCCCCGCGGAATGTCGCATCGCCGGGGCAGGAGCACCTCGAATTCCACGCCGAACCGAATGGTTTCGGCTGCGGCGTCGCGTTCGTGCGTTTGCGTCCTCGTCGTCGTCATCGTCGCGTCCTTTCGTTCTCGCCCCCACCACTTGTCTATTTACCGGTTTTCGCCAAGTTGTCAAGGCAAAATCCAGGAATTTTCCGGTTTTTTCCGCCGGCGCGGTCGGCCGCCCAAAATCGCCCCGTGGCCGCCAACGCCGCGGCCGCGCGTCCTACGTCTATTCGGGCGAGACGTCGCGACACGGGCCAACGTGGGGCGTTGGCGCGGCCACCACGTCGCCGCCGCGTCGCACGACGCCACCGCCGCCGCAAGCGGCGGGACGATTAGCCGCGTGGCGACCCCGGCATCCAGCGAAAACCGGCCGCGTGGCCGCGGCGATTCTTGCGGGCGTCGGGGGCGGCGGCTAGAATGGCCAGCATGGACGAGCGACCCCAACACGACGAGCCGACCGAGCGAATCGACCGGACCGGCTGGCCCGAGCCGCCGGAGGGGCGGCGGTACCCGACCGACGAGGAAATCGCCCGGTGGAAGGCCGAAGGGCGATACCGCCCGGGGATGGAGCGGCTCCAAATGTGGGTGAAGGGCTATTCGGGCAACCCGCAAGGTCGGCCGCGGCGCAAAACGCTCACGCAAATCCTCATCGAGTTGGGCGACGAGGTCACCGCGCGGGTCGGCGACCGCGCGCTCACCCGGACCGAGGCGCTCGCGCTGGGCCTGTGGAACGTCCTGCTGGACGCGGCCAAGCGCGGGAAGTTCCGCTCGGCACAGGTCGACATTCTCAAGCTCGTTGCGGACCACATTTCGCCGAAGCCGCGGAGCATGGAAGACCTCGATGACACCGATGACCGCCCGAAACTCATCCGGCCGCCGTTCGCCCTGCCGACCGACCAGCCCGTGAACGGAGGCGAAGAGCACGATGCCCCTGATTGCGATTGACGCGCAGCCCGCCTCGCGACCGCTCGGCAAAGGCCAGGCCGCGGTCGCGTCCGACTGGACGCACCGCTTCGTGGCCGCCCAGGGTGGCTGGATGGCGGGCAAGACCTGGGTCGGCGCTCGCAAGCTGGTCAGCCTGCACATTTATAACGCGTTCGACGACCTCGGCGAGGCCACCTACGTCCCGTCGGTGTGCGTGGCCCCCACCTACTCGAACGCGATGGACTTCATGGTGCCCGAGCTGCAGGACGCGCTCCGCGAGTCGGGCCTCGCGTGGCGCTGGCGGGCCAGCGGCTCCATCGCCCAGGGCCGGTTCTCTGCGCCGGCGTTCGTTCTGCCCGACCTCGGCACGGCCAAGAACCCGAGCGTCATTCTCATCCGCACGGCCGTCCAGCCGGAGCGCATCACGGGGTGGCAGGCGGGTGCGGGGTGGGGCGACGAGCCGGCGCGGTGGCCGACCGACCCCGCCGACCCGAAGCGAGACCCCATCATGCAGCTGCGAGCCCGCGTGCGCCATCCGCGTGCGCGGTTCCTGCAGCTGCTGTTCACCTACACGAACGAGGGGGACGTCACGCGCATCTATGAGGAGTTCCACAGCGGCCACCCCGACCACGCCCTCTACACCTTGCCGACAAAGGAGAACCCGCTGGCCGCCGATTTCTACGAGATGCAGCGGTCGCTGCTGCCGCCGCTCCTGGCCAGGCAGTACCTCGAGGGCGAGGCCATCAACATGCGTGGCGGCAAGGTCTACCCCGACTTCGACGCGTCGAAGCATGTTGACGAGATGCTCGAGCTGAGCCCGAACCTTCCGGTCCACCTCGCCCTCGACTTTAACATCGCCCCAGGTATGCATGGCGAAATCGGGCAGTTCTGGCCGGACAAAGACCTCTTCACGGTGGTGCACGAGATTTTCGCGCCGCGCATGACCGTCCGGGAGCTGGTCGACGAGGTGGCGAGGGTGCTTCTGGGCACCGAAGGGAAGTGGCGGTGGCCCGGGCCGCTGGAGATTTTCGGCGACGCGACGGGCCGGGCGGAAAGCGCCTCGACGGGCGAGTCGTGCTATGGTGTCCTCACGCAGGAGCTGCAGGCCCGCAACATTCCGTATCGCATTCGCGTGCCGCGCGCCAACCCGCCGGTCGTGGACCGCGTGAACGCGTTCTGTGCAGCCCTGCAGGACGCCGAGGGCGTCGTCCACTGGAAATGCCACCCGCGATGCCGCGAGCTGATTGCCGACCTGCGTGAGCTGAACCGCGACGCGTCCGGCCGCATCGCCAAGGCAGACCCCATGCGCTCGCACGCCAGCGACGCGGAAGGGTATCGCATCGCGTATTTGCGCCCCGCGCGCATCACCGCACGACCCGTGACGAGTCGCATCAGCGTCAATCCGCGGGCCGCGCAAAACAGGAGGAGGATGACCCGTGGCCCTTCGGTTCTTTGATTTCCTGCGACGCCCGCGAAACCTCCGCGAGCAGACGCCGCCGCAGCACGCCGGCAAAATGACCGCCGCCGCAGCGCTGGCCGATGTGGAAGGGTTCGGCCTGGCTCCCGCAGGCACCTTCGACACCTACCGCAAGATGCGAGGGAACCCGACCATCGCGATGGCACGCATCGCCGCGCACGCACCTATCCGCTCGGCCACGTTCTCGTTCGTCACCGCCGATGACGGCAGCGACGAGCTGCGCGAATGGGTCGAGGAGAAGGTGCGGCCGCTCTGGCCCGTTCTGCTGCGCGACCTGCTCTACGCCCTCGACTACGGGTTCATGGCCTTTGAGAAGGTGTGGCGCGTGGACGAGGATGGGAAGCTCGTCTACGACCGGCTGAAGCCACTCCTGGTCGACAAGACGGTCATCCTCGTGGACGAGAAGACCGGGGCGTATCGAGGCCTGCGCCAGGGCGCGGTCGTCCTGCCGCCCGAGAAGACATTCCTCTTCACCTACGACGGCGAGGCGGGCGACCTCTACGGCCGCAGCCGGCACGAGAACGTCCGCGAGGCCTGGCACCGCTGGAATAAGCTGGCCGAGCGGCAGGAGAAGTACATCCGCAAGGTCAGCGGGGTAACGCCCATGGTCGAGTACCCTCCCGGGAGGTCGCTCGACGCCTCGGGTGCCGAGCAGGACAACTACGACCTAGCGGTGGCGGTGCTCGAGAACCTCGGCCGCGGCCAAGGCGTGGCCATGCCGAACGTCCTGGCGTCCTACGCCGAAGACCTCGTCCGGCAGGGCATCGACATCTCCCAGTTGCGAGCGTGGCAGATTGAGTTCCTGGAGCCGAAGTCCTCGCACGGCAGCGAGTTCGTGGAGATGATGCGGCACCTTGAGACGCAGCTCTGCCGCGGCTGGCTCATCCCTGAGCGGGCGGTCCAGGAGGGCCAGCACGGCACGCTGGCCGAGGCCGAGGCCCACGCCCGCCTGTCGCTGGTCGTGGCTGAACTGCTCCTGCGCGACATCGCCCGCGCGGTCAACGACTACGTCATCGCACCTCTGCTCGCCGTTAACTTCGGGCAGGAGCGGGCGAAGGAGGTGGCGCTCGAGCCGCAAGGCCTCGACGCGGCGAACCAGGCCTTTTTCCGCGACCTCCTCTCGAAGGTCATCGGGGCCCCTCAGAACGTGGACCTGTTCCTGGACCTTCTCGACGTCGACGCGCTGCTCGACATGGCGGACCTGCCACGGCAGCGGAGCGCGAGCGAGGTCGAGCCCCCTCCGCCGGCCGAGAAGGGTGGCGAGGGTGCTGAGCCGGGTGGCAATGGCGACGGAGCCGTCCGGCCCGAGACCATCGAGGACCGGATGGCCATCCGCGCGGCGAGGCGAAGCCTCCTGCGGTCCATTTACGATTCGGAACTCTGGCGAGGGCTGAGGGCCAATGCGACCAGGAGCGATGACCGCGGCTGAGCGGCGACGACTCGTCGTCGCGTTGGCCCATCAGCAGGACGCTGACCGCAGGCGGCTGGAGCGGGTCGGGCTCCGCGCGGCCAACAACATCGGCCTGCGGATGCTGCGGCGCGCGACCGCGGCCTTCCGCCAGCACGGAGACCCCCTGGAACCCGTGCGTGAGCTCCTGTTGGGCGACCTCGCCGACGTCGTCCGCGACGGCATGGTGGCCGCCCACTTGCAGGGGCGGTTGCGGTCGCTGCAGGTGGCGAAGGCCTACTACAGCCGGCGGCAATACCTGAGCGTTTACTCCGACGCGCTGAATTTCCTCTACAAGCGGCTCAACGTCGGCCCGGACGACGTGCAGCGCCTCGCCGAAACCTACAGCGAGGCGGCCATCCGGGTTTGCGGCTCGGCCAATGCCCTCCTGGAGAAGCGCGTCTCCCTGGCGATGACGCAGGCGGTCGGCACGGGTGCCCACGTGGAAGAGGGTGTCGAGCTGCTGCGAGACGCCTTCGCCGCGGCGGGCGTGACGCCGCGAAACCCCTTCTTGCTCGAGACGATTTTCCGCACGCAGGTCCAGCTGGCGTACTCGGCTGGGCGGATGTCGGCGAACGCGGACCCGGCCATCGACGAGATTCTGTGGGGCTACGAGTACGTGACGGTCGGCGACGACCGCGTCCGTCCAACGCACGCCGCCCTCGACGGCATGCGGCTGCCGAAGGACGACCCGCGCTGGGCGGAGTTTACGCCACCGAACGGGTGGAACTGCAGGTGCGCCATCGTCGAGATATTCGACAAGGGCACCCCGAAACCTCCGCCCGACACGATTAAGGTCGACGGCCAAGAAGTGCCGGTTCGCCCGGATGCGGGGTGGGCGTTCAATCCGGGCATGCTCTACCGCGACCTGATGGCGGTGCCCGAAGCCGCGAAGATTGGCCTCGGCTCGCTTGGCGCGGCTGAGCGGGTGCTGTCAGAACTCGGCCGCCCCGCCACGACCGACGAGATTCTAAACATTGCCATTTCTAAGGGTTATTGGGCACCTGGCGGGAAAACGCCGAAGTCCACACTCTACGCCGCGCTGATGAAGGAGGCGAAAAAGCCGGCGGGCAAAATCGTGAAGACCGCGCCCAACACCTGGGGGTTGCGGAGCGGCGCGAAGGTCGCCAAGCCGAAGGCGGTGCCGAAGGCAGCGCCGAAGGCAGCGCCGAAACCGAAACCGAAACCCGCGCCCGAGCCGGCCCCGGCTCCCGCGCCGCCCGACGTGCCTGTGGTGGAGCCCCAAACCGCGGCCGGCAAGAAGGCGGCGAAGAAGATTCGCCAGCTGGCCGAGGAGGTCGGTGTCCGCGGCGACGTCCCGGACGAGGCGCTCGAGGCCATCGCGCAGACCGTCGACGACATGAATGCACTATTCTCGAAGGCTCCGAAGTTTCGGAGAATCGTTATTGACGGCACGCCCGGGCCCGCTGGTGAGATGGCCACTTACCATTCAGCGACGGACACCATTTACATCAACGCAACCGAGATTCGGACGCGGTTTCTCGCCCTCGGCAACGACAAGCCGTGGCGGGCGTACTCGCTGCACCCGGCGTTCCACGACCAGGTCTACGCATTCGGTGAGTCAGTCGGCGACGTGGTCCGCCACGAAATCGGCCACGCCCTCTGGCATAAGCTGCCCGAGCAGGCGAAGCAGGCGTGGGGCTCGGTCCACGACCCGTCCTCGCTGCTGGGGAAGCTCTACGCCAAGAAGATGATTACGCAGTACGGTGCGACCGGCGGGCCGGCCGAGGCCTTCGCCGAGGCGTTCGCCTACTTCACGCACCCCTCGTATGGGGCTTTCGGCTCGCACAACATCATGCCGTTCCTGCCGGACGACGTGCAGGACTTTTTCCGCAGCATCCTCTACCCCCGCCTCGGCCCCGACATCGCCAACCTCAAGGCCAAGGCGTTCATCGAGGTCAAGAAGGTTGCCCAGACCGAGACCGCCGAGAAGGTGGTGAAGCACGCCGAGGAGGTCGCCAAGGCCAAGGCCAAGGCGACGACGGCCACGACAAAGGGGAAGGCGGCCAAGAAGGCCGCCAAGCCGAAAATGCCGGAGGCCGGCGAAAAGGGCCTGCCCACGCTGAGATATGGCTCGAAGGAGTTCGAGCCGCTGCCCACCAAGAAGGCGCCCGGCCGGATGACGAAAGACGAAAAGGAGCTGCTGAAGGCCTACACGGGCGACCTCTACGAAGAGCTGAACGACGTCCTTCGCATCAGGGCCGAGGACTGCAAGCCGTTGTCGAGGCGGTGGGAAGCCACCACCGAGGCGATTCGGAGCGCCCTCTCCAAAATCAAGCCCCACCGCGGCGTCACCTGGCGGGGCATCGGCCTGCGAGGCAAAAAGAGCTTCCGCCGCATTGTCGAAAGCCACGAGCCCGGGTCGGTGCTCGTGATGGACTCGTTCTGGTCCTCGTCGGTGAGCGAACGTATCGCCGAGGACTTCGCCAAGGGCTACCCCTACAAGGTCGTTTTCAAAATCAAGGGAAAGACAGGTCGAAACATCAAGAAGTTTTCGTATTGTCCATACGAGGACGAAATCCTCTTCGCGCCCGGGACGCGGTACCGGGTCGTCAGCAAAAAGCTTGTCATGCGAGACCCCGAGCACTACCTTATCGAACTGGAGGAGTTGTAAAAGGAGGCGACGATGGCCAAGCGCAAGCGGAAGTGGACAAAAGCCGAGGCCTACGCGGCGTTCTACAACCGGGTGTCAGGCGAGGGCGGCCGGGCTGGTTCGCAGGTGCTGGTTTCCGCCAGGCTGGGAACGCCAAAGTGCTTCTTGCGCGGTTGCCGACATTTCCGCGGCGTTCGCCTGTTCGGCGACGATGAGCATACCGAGCGGAACGTGTGTGATGCCTTCCCGGATGGCATCCCAGACGAAATCGCTTACGGCGACAACCCGCACACGGAGCCCTACCCCGGCGACCACGGCATGCGCTACCTGCCGCCGGAAGAATAGGGCAATTTGAAAACGAAAAGCGCTTGACAGCCCCGGGGGTGCGGCCCGAGAATGCCACCGTAGCCGAGGCACCTGTGGACCATGCCATACCCGAACGAGCACGCGGCTCGCCTTCGACCCCCTTCGGGGTTTGTGAGGTTCCGGCGGAAAAACGACGCGTTCGGGCCTGGCATTCACGCCATTTACGGCGTGACAAGGGAGGGCAAGGCGGTTCTCCAGTCGCTGCGCTTCGACGCATCGCGGTTCACGGCGGATGAGGCGCGGCGGTGGTTGCGGGAGCACGACTACAAGCCTGTCGAATTCGCCCCAGCGTCGAAAGAGGCTGCGATGCAATTCGCCGTGTGGACGCGAAAATACATCAACGACCTGCCCGACTCGGCGTTCCTCTACATCGAGCCCGGCGGCAAGAAGGACGAGGAGGGCAAGACGACCCCGCGGTCGCTGCGGCACTTCCCTTACAAGGACGCCTCCGGCAAAGTCGACCTGCCCCACCTTCGAAATGCCCTCGCTCGCATCCCGCAGTCGAACCTGCCGCAGGACGTCAAGGAGCGCGTGACGGCCAAGGCCCGCAAGATTCTCGAGCGCGCCAAGGAGCGGGCCGGCCTCGCCATTCTCTCGCCGGACTCTTCCGACTTCGAGGCTGCGTCCTCGCCCGCGGAGCGCGAGGGGTTCCAGGTCCAGAAGTTCCGGAAGGAGCTCATCCGCGAGGGCACCTACACCCACCCGGTGCACCAGTGGACGCTGAACGTCGACGAGGACCGCATGCGGCGGTGGGTGGCCACGTTCCGCGAGATGTCAGCCGCCGGCGTGCACGTGCCGGTGAACGTCGACCATAACCATTCCGCGAAGGCGGTGGTCGGCTGGGTCACCGACATGTTCATCGAGAACGGTCGGCTCATCGGCATCCTGGAAATGCGCGGCGACGAGGCCATCAGCCTCGCTCGCCGAAATCGCTCGGTAAGCATCGAAGTAGCTAAGAACGTCAAGGACGGCAAGGGCAACACGTGGGAAGAGGCCATTGTCGGCTGCGCGGTGGTGTGGGACCCCGTCGTGCCGGCGCAGACCGGCTTCGTTCCCGTCGCAGCGTCGCTGGGGTCCGCTCGCACGCGGATGGCCCCCCTCTACGTGATGGCAAAGGAGACCATGATGGACGAGAAACTGAAAGCCGAACTTGTCAACGTGCTCGGCGACAGTGCCGACGTGGACACCGCCGAGGCTGCCGTGCAGGCGCTGATGGAGCGGGTCAAGCAGCTGCAGACCGAAATCCGCAGCCTGCAGGACCAGGCGGAGGCCGCCAAGAAGAAAGCGGCGTCCCGCACCGGCGCACCCGACACCAGCGACGTGGACCCCGACGCCGCCGAGATGCTGGCCGAGGCCACCGAGGCGAAACTCGACACGCTGGTCGCCGCCGGCAACATCACCCCCGCGGTCCGCGACAAGCTCGCCGAGGTGCTCGTGGGCAAGCCCGGGCAGCGAAACCTCTACTGCCTCAGCCGGAAGGTTTCGGGCGAGGCCACGCCTCTGGCGCGGCAGGTCATCGACATCCTCAGCGAGAACCGACCGCAGGAACTGCGCACGCTGACCGGCGTGCAGGCGCTGTCCCGGAACGTGCCTGGCGACGGCGACGACAGCGTCGACCCCGACATCCAGAAGGAGATGGTCATGATGGCCATGGGCGGGGTCGCCGAAGCCGAGAAAGACAAACAGGGTTGACGAAAGGCTCGCCGCGCTGGACAATCCACCCAGCGGCGCAGTCGTGCTAAGGAGGACATGAGATGGCGAACACGCCTGGTGTGCCTGGCATCGGAACCACCCGAACCGCCCAGTACCGCAAGGTGCTGCTGACCGACCGCGGCGCGGTCTACCTGCCTGGCGGCAAAGTCATCAAGGGGTCGGCCAGCCGCGACCCGGGCAACACGGGGTATGTGCATACCCTGCGGCCTGGCATTCTGCTCGGCAAGCGGACCAGCGACGGGAAATACGCCCCGTCGGTCATCGGTGCGCTGACCACCGCATACAGCGCGAGCAGCGACGGCACGTCGCTGACGGTCCCGACCGCGGTGGCGACCGAAATCGCCCGCCGCCTGACCGTGGGCACCGACGAGATTCAGATTTGCGGGCCTTCCAGCGCGGGCGGTGCGGTCAGCAGCGAGCACAGGGTCGTCAGCGCGGTCAACACGGCGACCGGCGTGGTCACGCTTGCCAGCGCGCTCACGAACGACTACGTGGTCGGCTCGCTGGTCCAGCCCTACGACGGCTCGCAAACCCCGCTCGGTCTCTTGCCGGACGGCTACGGCATCAAGGTGACCGATGAGGACGAGAACGACATCGACGTCGAGCTGCCGCAGCTGCTCATTGGCGGCGTCGTGGACGCCTCGCAAATCATCAACTACACCGACGAGGCGTCGGTGCAGGCCCAAATCAAGAGCTGGCTCCGCACGTATGGCGTCGGCTGGGCCTTCGACGACGACTTCTGAGCCTCCACTGCTGAAGGGTAGTCCACCCCTCCGTGGGTAGCCGAGGCACCGGAGGGAACCGGAAAGGAGAAAACCATGCCCGCAAGTTTGAGGCAAATTCTCGGCGGCGAGAACCTGACCGGTGTCATCCAGTCGGTCAAGTCCGGCATCCCCGATGTTCTGCCGCCGGCGTTCATGCGGACGCGGCGGACGGTCGAAGGGAACACCGCCACCTACTTCCGCGTGAAAGGCATCCGCGAGACCGCGCGGCAGACGGCCTACGGGGCCCCGAGCCGACAGCGAGGCCAGCAGGAGCTGGTCGAGGTGCCGGTGACCCTCATCCACGTGCTGGAAAGCATGTATCACCAGCCGTGGGTGCTGCAGAACCTGCAGGCGGTGGGGTCCGAGGCGAAGCAGAAGCTCGGCCGCCAGGAAATCGCCCGGCAGACCGCCGAGTTCAAACGGCTCCTGACGAACACGCGGCTGGCCGCCATCTACTCGATGCTGGCCAAGGGTGCCATCTACTTCGACGGCGACGGCAACCTGCTCCCCTCGTCCAGCGGCGCTGCCATCACGGTGGACTATGGGGTGCCGAGCGGCAACAAGGACCAGATTGACGACTGGGACACCGCGACGACCGACATCATCGGTGCCATCAACGACCTGAAGAAGACCTGCGTCCAGAAGACCGGCTACCCGCTGCGGCACGCCTTTTACGGCGAAAGCATCCTCGGCCTGTTCCTGGCGAACACTTACGTCAAGGAGCTCATCAACAACAACCCGTCGATGGCCGAGGCGGCCTACGGTCGCGGCGAAATTCCCGACGGGTTCTGCGGGCTGCGGTGGTGGCCCGTCTACCAGTCGTTCTACGTGGACAAGGACGGGAACGTGCAGACGTTCTTCGGCGCGAACCAGGTCGTGTTCACCCCGGAAATCAACGCCGACGTCTACGAGCTGCTCGAGGGCACCTACCCGGTCCCGACCGACATCGGCCGCGTGGCCTCGGACGCCCAGGCGGCCCTCGGCCAGGTTCGGATGGTGTCGGGGCAGTTCTCCTACGCCATCGTGACGGCCGACCCGGTGACCATCAAGCAGGTCGCCGGCGACACGTTCCTGCCGGTGTGGAAGAACCCGGACGCCATCTTCATCGAGTCGGACGTCACCAGCTCGTAGAGCAAAATCGAATGGCCTCCTCGCGGCGGTACTCTGCGGCCCTGAAGCCCTGCTTCAGGTTCGGCCCGGCGGTCCCCGGTTCGCCATGCGGCCGGGGGCCGTTTTGCTGATGGGAGCGCGCCATGGGCAACTATATCGACAGCACCTACCTCGCCACCATGTTCGGCGAGGACAACATCCTCGCGTGGTCGGACCTCACGAACGCCTCGGAGATTGCCGACTCGGCGCGGATTGCGGCGGCCATCAACTGGGCGGAGGCGCAAATCGACGACCGCTTCAGGCGGTCGAGGTGGGAAGTGCCCCTCTCGGGGCCGCCCGAGGTGGTGAAGGTGTGGGCGGCGAAGCTGGCGGTGGTCTACCTCCTGCAAGACCCCCGGTTCATCGCCAGCGAGACGGCTCGCGAAACACGCGAGGCGTTCCTGCAGGAGGTTCACAACGAGATGGCGTCCTACCTCAGCGGCAGCCGCGAATTTTCGGCCACGGAGAACGGGACGCACCCGACCTCGCCGGTGGTCGTCGGTGGCGACGAGTAGCCACAGCGCCTAGACCATATACAGGGGATTTTTTCTGGCGACCTGAAAGTGGGCGAGTACCTATTCTAGGGGTCTAGGTGCCCCTAAACCACGTACTGGCGCGGACTTACACATAGACCGCGAATTCTAATATCGGTCTAGGAGTCTATGCGAAGACGAAATCGCCAATAGTTGCGTGGCAAAGTGGCCGGGCCGGGCCTGGCCGTATGAGTGCCTCAGTATAGGCGCAAGCCGTGGAGCCTGTGGGCCAGCACTACGACCGCTTCAGGGGCCAGACCGCGACCGTGGTCGGCTGTGGCCCGACCACCTTCGAGTATGCCGCCGGCTTCCAGGGGCTGCTGGACGGCCCCGTCCTCTTCGTCAACGATGCCGTGCAGCTCGAGCGACACGTCCCGCCTGACGTCCCCACCTTCTTCTTCGCGTTCGACCGCCGCCAGCGCGTGTGGCTGCGACCAGCGCTTCGCAGCACGCCCGTCCTGGCTCGTCGCCCTGACCTGCTGGAGCGGCGGCTTCGCCCGCCGTGGCCGCACCTCTTTGTCGAGGACGGCGACGCCGCGGCGGTCGAGGACCGGCTCGTGTGGTATGACATCCTGCGGCTGACCGACGACGCCCTGAAGGCACGCCGCGAGGAGGTCGCCAAGCGGAACATGCTCGTGGTCGGCGGCCTCAGCACGACGTGCACCGCCCTTGCCTACGCCTGGCTGGCAGGCGTGCGGGCGGTGCGGTTCATCGGATGCCGCGGTGTGGGCCAGGGCCACGACGGGCGTCTCTGCGACGCCACAGGCGGCAAGACCCTCCCGGGACATTACGCGAAGGCAAGGCGGGCGCTGGACCAGATGGTGCACGCGTTTCGCCTCGAGGCCTGGCACTGGACGGAGGAGCCGAGATGAGGACGCTGCAGCACTACGTGAACCGCTACGCCGGACGGCAGTGGGTCATCGTGGGTAAGGGGCCAACGATGCTTCGCCCGGAGACCCTCGCTGACGTCACGGGCCCCGTCGTTTTCCTGAACGAGGCCGTGCAGTGGAGCCGGTATGCCGTTCGTGCGGTCGAGCGGTTCTGGTTCGCGCACGACGTCGGGATGATGCCGCTCGCCAGGAATTCCGACGTCCGGCGGTGCACGCCGGTCCTGCTCGGCAAACCGGAGAAGTCGCGAATGGGCGAGAAGCCCCTGCTCTCCTGGGAGGGGCTGAGGGAAGCCGGCATTACCCCGCCGGCAGAAGCCGTGGCCTACCAGGGCGAGTGGTGGCCCGTGGATGACCTTCCAGGGGAGCGTGACCGGTTTGGGGTGGCCGCGAGGGGAGCGCTGTGGTTCGCCGCGGGGACTGTGCATTCAGCCATCAGTTTCGCCTGGCTGGCGGGCGCGTCCGGCATCGTTTTCGTGGGCTGCGACGGACGGCCCGGCGGCTACGACGACCGCCTCGATACGCGGCAGTCGCAACCCGCCACCGACGCCACCTACGCGAAGATTCGCCGCCTGCAGGACGAGGCTTGTAAGGCCTGGCGAATCAAGACGACTTACCTCTATGCGACCCGCGTGCCGCCCGAGCAGTCGCCGGTCCCCCCGCAAATCCACGTCGTGTGGATGCCGCCCGAGAAGGACCGTGGCGTCGGCAAGCAGGTGATGCGCCGCCTCAGCCGGCTTCGCATCGCTGCGGCCCGCCACGACATCGACGTCCACGTGTGGCACAACCCCGTCAAGGAGTCGGGCACGCCGCCCGCCGTTCTCCGCCGCATGGCTGACCTGCCGTTGCGATGCCAGCAGGTGGACCTTTGGCGGCTGTGGCTGCTCTACCGCTACGGCGGCATCTACATGGACGTCGACATGCGGCCGGTCGGCGACCTGTCGCTGCTCCGTCGCTGGCCCTTGGCGGCGGCTCGCCAGTCCGACGGGCGGGTGAATAACGCCGTCATCGCCGCCGAGCCTGGCCATCCCGCCCTGGCCGCGGTGCTGGACGCGGCGCTGAAGGAGCCGCTCGAGGCCCGCGCGTCGCTCGGCCCGAACCTGCTGACGCGGTTCGCCGAGACCGAAGACCCCTGGACGCTGTGGGCGGAGTGGCTGGTCTACCCGTTCCAGTCAGCCGGGGTCCTGGCGTCCTGTTCGGACGTGGAGGCCTACCTGGCGAAGTTCCCTCAACGACCTGTCCTCCTGCACGAGTGGGGCATCGGGGGGTCGGGCAGGATGCCGTCATTCGGCCGCGGCGACGCGTGGCTCTATCGCCTGGGTGCGAGGTTCGGGCGCAGCCCTCTGCGGCTGGCGGAGGTCGGCGTGCTGGCCGGACGGCTGTCGCAGTACATCCTCGCCCGCGGAATCATCGAGAAGTATTACATGGTCGACGTGTGGCGGGTGCCGCCGCCCGACAGTCGCTACGCGAGGTCCGGTGACGCCGTGGCCGAGATGTCCGAGTCCCAGATGCGGAAGACGCGGGAGGACGCCCTGGCCCAGGCCAGGAAGTTCAAACCGTGGACGGCGGTCCTGGAGAAGCCGTCGGTCGAGGCGGCCAAGGACGTGCCGGACGGTTCGCTGGACAGCGTGTTCATCGACGCAGACCACACATTCGAGGGGACTCTGGAAGACCTGCGAGCGTGGGCACCGAAGGTGCGCCCGGGCGGCCTGCTCGCCGGGCACGACTGGGAAAGCCCGGCTGACCCTGGCTGGCCGGACAACCCGCGATGGGGAGTTCGCCAGGCGGTCGAGGCGTTCTTGGCGGAGCAGGGGTGGCCCGCGGACGGCATCGAGCTTGGAGGGGAGACGACGTGGTTCTACCAGGTGCCGTGGCGATGAGGCGTTGGGCGGCCGTTTCTAACGGCCCCAGTGCGGCCCTGTTCGATTATTTCGGCGGCGTCGACAACTATTACGAGGCCGTCGTCGGGGCCGGCAGAACGCCAACGACGTGGCGATGCGACTGGTGGGCGGTGGCCGACGCGAAGCAAATCGTCGAGCTGCAGGACCGCGTTCTCGGCACGCCCCGCATCGTCACGCGACGCCTGGCCGTCAGCCGACTCCCGCCGTGGATGCGTGGAATGGCTGCGTCCTGGCTGCTCTGCGAGGACATCGCGCAGTCGGGGCTGACGCGGCTCGGGCCGGATGGGCGGCCGGATGCATGGTGGACCTGGAGCGGCCTCATCGCGCTGGGGGCCCTTTGGGCGCTGGTGCCGCGTGGGGCCGAGGTTCACCTTTTCGGGTTTGACATGGCGGGATGGGCGGACTATCGTGAGGCAGGGCCAGGCGGCTTCCGCTCGCCGGAGCGGTGGGTGCGGGAGCGGGCATTGGCGGCGTGGCTCATCCGACGCATCCACCGAGACCGCGGCGTGCGTGTCCGGAGAATCCGAAGTGAAGCCGACCTTCCACGTCAAGGTTGACCTCTCGCCTCTCGCCAAGTTCACGCGTGCCATTCGGCGTGCGGAGCTGGTGGATGACCCCGGCAACCCCTTTGCCATCATGTTCAAACAGTGGGGTGCGAGGTACCTCGCCTTCGCTCGCCGCCGATTCGTGAAGATGAGCCGCGGCGGCTGGCCGCGGCTGAAGCGTGCCCGACGCCACCGCCGCGGCCGCCGCGAGCGCGCGGCGGTCCTGCGGGACACCGGCACCCTCTTCGGGGCCCTCACGCCAGGTGCGCCGGGTAACGAGTTTCGCCGAATCCCCCGGGCCATCCGCGTGGGCTACGGCGGGCCGCATCGGCACCCGAAGGGGCGTGCGACCATCGCCGACATCGCCTCGTTCCACCAGACGGGTGCTGGGCACCTGCCGAAACGTGAAATCATCGTCCCGCCAGACCAGCGGACCATCCGTGGCATGATTCGAGACGGCAAGCGGGCGCTGCGGCGGCTGGCCGAGATGTGCGAAGGGAGGTGACGCATGCCCGACCCGTTCACCGAGGTCTACGACACCGTGTGGGCGGCGCTGGAGGCATCGTCGGAGGTTACCAGCCGGGTGGCCTTGCGCAACCGCATCAAGTTCGCCAGCGCGACCGAGACGCTCAGCCGCGACCCGCGGAAGCCTGGCTATCAGCACGGCGACTTCCCTCTGCTGGCCCTGGAACCCGCGGGCGACGAGATTGACCTCTGCTCGGACAGCACGTCCTGCCGCCTGATGCAGCAGCTGCGGCTGACGTTGATGAGCGGCGACCTGCGTGCGAGCGCCCAGCTCTACCCGCTGAAGTGGGCGATTATCAAAGCGCTCATTGACAAAGGCCCGACGCTCGGGCTATCCTACGTCACGGACGTCCGGGTTCTGTCGGTGGACGACCAGCAGCAGGAACTCGAGGACGACGTCGGCCCGGCGCAGTGGACGACCGTGGCCGTGATTCAGGTGCGGATGGAGTTCGACCGTCGCAGCCTGCCGTAAGGACGAGACCGCGTGGACACGCTGACCGCAACCGCGACCATCCGGCTGTCCGTCATTGGCGGCAAGACGTTTGCGACCGGCCTCTCTGCGCCACGGGATACCATTTCGGTTCAGGAGTCGCAGGCCTATTCTTACGGGACAGGCAGCGACGAGGCGGACGGCGAGTGGGCAAAGGTTTTCAGTTTCGGGTCGAGCGGCGGCTCCGAGAAAATTGGCCTGGACTCGCTGACCGACGCCTTCGGCGACGCGCTGACAGTTGCGAAAATCAAAGCGATTTACCTGCGTGCGCCCGAGGACAACGCTGATAGCGTTCTCGTGGATGCGCGAGACACAGCCATAAGCAATGGTTGGTGGGGGGCGCCGTGGCACGCCACGTCGGATACGACTGGCGGCTACCTGAAGCTGGAACCAGGCACCACCGTTTTATTCACCGACCCGAATGGCTGGAATGTCTCGGCGGGCAATGAGCTGGTCATCCTCTCGACGAGCGCGGCGAGCCTGGAAATGGTGCTAATCACGAGCAGCGCATAAGGAGCATGCCATGACCGGAACCGGCGGAAGTGTGAAGGTGGACGGGGTCGAAGTGGCCCGCGTCCGCAACTGGTCGCTCACCAGGACCGGCAACGTCCAGACCTACTCGGACTCGTCCACGCCTGGCCAAATGAAGCGCGAGGCGGGCGTCAAGGACTGGACGGCGACCTGCCAGGTCTACGTGGAGGACAACGTGGCTGGCAGCGGCGGCGGCGAGTTTCCCTTCGAGGAGGGCGACTCGGTCTCGCTGGAACTCAACGTCTCGAGCACCGTCAAGTGGACCGGCGACGCCGTCGTCGAGGAGATTGCCGGCCCCGAGGTGGACATCGAAGGCGGGTCCATCGTTGGCGCGACCATCACGTTCGGTGCAAACGGCGCGCTGACCCCGCCCAGCGGGCAGTCGTAACAGCTGAAAGGGCCGAACGATGACCGATTTGCCTGAAGCATCGGCGGCAGGCCAGGACGTGACGGTCGGCGGTCGCACCTACCGCATCGGCCGCCTGGACTACGGGAGCCTGGGCGAGTTCACTCAGTGGGTGCGGTCGCTGGTCATCGACGCTGCCAGGCGTGCGGCGGCCAACACCGCTTCGCCTGACGAGAAGGCGCTCCTGCTCGACCGAGCGCTCGAGCGGGCCAGCCGAATCACCCTGATTTCCCGCGAGGTGTTCAGCACCCTGCGGGAGCCCGAGGCGATGGTTCGGCTGGCGTGGCTGGCCCTCCGCCGGCACCAGCCTGACCTTACGCTGGCCGAGGTCTATCGTCTCTGCGCGGACCCCGCCACGATGGAGACGCTCGTCAACGCCACGATGGACCTCAACGCGGACCTGTTCGGGCTGCGTGAAAAAAAAGGGACGGGGACGGCGGCGGACACGACGCCGGCGACGCCGGAGACGCCGTCGACCTCGTCGGACGTCAAGACTTCGGAGCCGTCTACCGAGCCCTCGCAGCCGAGTACGGATGGCCCCCAGAAGTCGTAAATCGCCTGACGCCTGAGCAGGTGGCGATGTATCTCTCGGGTGCCGGGCGGTCGTCGAGCGGCGCGGCCGCGTTCGCCGGCCGCACCCTCGGCCGCCGGACCGTCCAGTGTTCCTCGCTGGCCGAGGCGAGGGTGCTCGCCGCGGAGTTTCGGGCGCGGCGAAAGCGATAGGGTGTGTCGATGTCTCGACTCGGCAGCGTCCAAATCGCGTTCGGGGCCGAAACGAGTGGCCTTTTCCGGGCATCGGCCAGCGTCGAGCGCCGCCTCCAGAAGCTCGGCCAGGTGGTCGAGAAGATTGGCCGCCGGGCGCAGTACGCCTTCATGGGGCTTGCCGGCGGCATCGGATACGCCATCAAGCGCGCGGGCGACCTCGCCGAGGAGATGAATAAGTTTCAGGCGGTGTTCGGCCCGCAGGCCGACGAGATGGCCAAATGGGCCGACCGCCTTGGCGAGGCGCTCGGGCGGACCGGCACCGAGCTGAAGCAGGCACTCGCCACCTACCAGTCCTTTTTCGTGGGGCTCGGATTCGGCGCGGAAGAGGCCGCGAACCTCAGCCGCATCATGTCCTCGCTGGCTCTCGACTTCGGGTCGTTCTACAACGTTTCGGACCCCGAGACGCTGCAGCGCTTCATCAGCGCGATGAGCGGTTCGGCCGAGGCCCTGGACCGGTTCGGCATCAACCTGAAGCAGGCAGCGCTGAACCAGGAACTGCTCGCGATGGGCATCGAGGGCGGCACGGCCAAGGCCACCGAACAGCAAAAGGCCCTTGCCCGCCTTCGCATCCTCTACAAGGTGATGACCCGCCAGGGCGCGCTTGGCGACGCCATTCGGACACACGACAGCTTCGTCAATGTGATGCGGGCGCTCTGGTCGCAGACGAAAAGGGCCGTGGCGGCACTGGGCGAGCAGTTCATTCCGCAGGTGCGTGCGGCCGCGAAGTGGCTGGCCGGCCTGGCCAAGCGCATCCAGGAGATGACCCCGCGCCAGTGGGAAAGCGTGAAGGGCTGGATTGTATTCGGCGGCAAGCTGCTGCTCATCAGCGCAATTGTCCCCCGTGTGGTTCGTGCCTTCCAGACGCTGATTGGGGTGCTGAAGACGTTTGCCGCCACGCAGGCGGTCGTCAACGCCCTCTCGGGGAACTGGATTATGCTGGCGGCAGGCGTGGCCGCTGCGGTCGGCGCGTGGGCGACCATCGACTACGTCATCGGCAAGCTCGACGCGGCTGCGACGTCCACCGAGGACGCCACCGACGCCGTCGAGGAGTATCGCGAGGAGATGGAGGAGGCCGCGAAGGCGGCCGACAAGCTGGCGTCCAGCCTGGGGACCACAGCGTCCGCGTCTCGCAAGCTGGAACAGCTGGCGGAGCAGACCCAGTTCACCCGCCTGGTCGAGACAGCGAAGTGGGCGCGCGACCAGTTCGGGCGGCTCCAGAAGATTGAGACGGGCGGGACGCTCTACGTTTCGCCGACCTTCACGTCGGGCAAGGAAATCGGCGAGCTCCTCCAGAAGCTCGACGAGCAGGTGGACCGGCTGCAGTTCTCGGAGGAGGAGCTCTTCCGGCAGCGCATCGACGCCCTGCGGCGTGAGCAGGCCGAAATCCGCGAGTACCTGCAGACGGAGGAGTCCCGGCTGACACTGAGCGCCGAGGCCAGGCGGGAGCTCGAGCGGCGGGCGAACATGATTGACGGCATCATCGCCCGCGCCGAAAAAATCGCCGAGCTGACCGAGAAGCAGAAGCAGGCCGAGGAGGAGGCTCGTCGCGAGGAGGAGCGGCGGGCCGAGGCCCAGCAGCGGATGGCCGAGGCTCAGCGCGACTTCGCACAGGCTCAGCAGGAGTATCTCCGCGAGGCGGAGCGTCACCTGCCGCCGCTCATGCGTGAGCAGAGCCGGTTTAACCGCGAGCGCAACGCGCTGCAGCGGCGGATTCGCCAGGCGACCGGCGAGGAGAAGACCACCCTCGAGGCCACTCTGCGCTACCTCGAGAAGGTCCACGCGATTCGCAAGGCCGAAATCCTCGCCGAGGAGAAGCGAAAGGCCATCACCGAGCAGGTCGCCGAGGCCGAGAAGGCCATCCAGGAGCGGCGTGCCCAGGTCCGCCGATTCGCGCTGCGGGCAGTCCACGAGCAGGTCCAAATGGCCGTTCTGCGTGAGCCGGAGAACCGCCAGCTTCAGGCGCTGAAGGAAATCCGCAACCAGCTGGACGCCGTCCAGCGGCGTGACGCGAAGGACCGGATGAAGGCCCTCGACACCCTTGCCCAGAAGCTGGAGGAGGTCATGAAGGATGCCGGCCTGGTGGCGGTCGCGGCAGGAGGCACAGCATGAGCGTCGAGGTCGTCCCGGCGAGCATTACGGTGTCCTGCACGGAGGTCCACCCGCGGCCGGCTCTTATGGTGGACCGCGACGGGCGGGTGAGCGGCACGATGCGGTTCCGCGTTGCGTGGGAAGACGCGCTCACGTTCGCGCAGGAGGTGCTTGGCCGCACGGTCGAGATGGACGGGCGACTGGTGCGCTACCTGCCGCTGACGCACCCGCTGTCGGACACCTGCGTGGCAATGTCGACGTCTATCCAGCCGTTCGGCAAGCCGTCCGGAGCCGATGCCGCAGGGCGGCTTACCTACGAAGCGGCCATTGTCGACGTCAACTTCGAGGCCGAGGGGGGCGGCGTGGACCCTGCCGATGAGACCGAGACGCTGGTAGAGGAGTCGCTCGAGCCGAACGTCGAGATGCTGACCTGGCCGGGGGCCGGGCTGTTCTGGGACAGCGCGAAGACGGTGCCGGTAACCAGCGACGAGATTGCCAGCGAGGTGAAGCCGGTCTACACGATGGACTGGGTGTATCGGCGGCGCGGACTGCGGTCGTTACCGTCGGCCATCGTATCGCTGATGGGGCACGTCAACGCTTCGGCAGTTGTAAGCATGTCGCTGGGCTTGACCTTCGAGGCCGAGACGCTGCTCTACAACCCGCCGGTCATCAGTCGGACACGGACAACTGACGGCTGGACGGCCTTCGACGTCACCTACCGGTTCACCGCCCGCCCATGGTCGTGGAACAAGTTCTGGCGGCGCGGCTATGACGAGCCGCAGCCCATTTACAAGCCCAACGGCTCCCAGTTCAAACCGTATCCGACCGGCAACTTCGGGGAGCTGCTGGCATGAACCCCAACCTGCCGAAACAAGAGGTCGGCAAGCCGATTCGCGCGGCGACGCTTAACGCCTACCGCGACGCCATCCAGCGGGCGATGCGGTGGGCGGCACAGCGCGGGGTCCGCGGCGTGTCGGCCAACGCGTTCTTCGCCAAGCTCACGGACTCCTGGTCGCCTGGCACGGGGGCGATGGAGTACTCATGGCAGGAAGTCGTGCCCGCCCAGGAGTCGTCCGGGACCATCACGTGGACGGCGGTGGGTCGCAGCGGCGACGTGAACACCGACCGCGCGGCGTATGGGCTCGAAGGCGGGCGGCGTCTCGACACCGACACGATTGTCCTGATGGTCGAGGTAGTGGCGGCCGACGGCCGGCCGCTCTACGTTTTCCTGGACGGCGTGCGGCCGCCGAAGTTCTGGTTCGTCCCGCCCATCTGCCGGCCGCTCGTCGTAGACGACACCGGCCAAATCGTCGGCTGGTATTACGAGTCTGGCCCCGACCAGCTCTGGCATTCGCCATGGGGCTACGACGACCCCGGCGTGGGCACGAACTCAAGCGGCTGGGGCGAACTCTAGACCCAGTCGCACCCCGCCCGCCCCGGTGGCCGACACGGCCGCCGGGCTTTTTTTTCGACCGGTGCGCAACTCCGCCCCCCGTCGCAAGTTGGGGCGATAAAGTTTTTTGTTTTCCTGCTTGCCGGCCGCCAAAATAGCATTACAATGGTGGTGACGATTGAAGGACGCACGCAGCGAGAAGGAGCGAAGCCATGACGACGACGCAGAACGACGCAAGGGCGGCCGCGGACGAAGCCATGCGTGTGGCTTCCGAGGCCGCGATTGAGTGGCTGCGAGCGAACGGCCGCTGGTGCTGGGGACAGCGGCTGGCAGAAGAAGCGGTGCCGCGGGTGAAGGCGGCGCTGCGCGAAGGCCTCGCCGAAGCCCGCGAGACCACCGAAGCCCTGGGCGGCGACACGAAGGTCGCCATGACCAGCCTGAAGGCTAGGCTGGCTCAGGCGGGGATTGAGGCCGCGAAGGCCGCGGCCGAGACGGGTCCGAAGCCCACATTCGTGCACCTCGTAGGGTAAGGAGGAGGACAATGGGACGTATCTACCTGCGTGTCATCGTTGAGAAACTCGACGACGAGGCCTGCCCGCTGTCCGAAGCAGCGGACGAGCTCGCCGCCAACCTCGAAGGCGAAGAAGTGGCCGGGTGGGCGGTCGTCGAAGCCACACCCTGCCCGTCGCCGAAGACCGCAAGGTCGCGGGCGGCCAAGAACCGCAAGGAGGCCGAGTTCTACATTGGGCGGGCCATCCACGACGTGCGGTGGCTCGAGAAGTCCGGCCGCAGCATGGCCGACCTGCAAGACCCGACCTCGCCAGCACCGAAGACGTTTGGGCGGCTCGAGGAGGAGCGGCTGTGGGCCATCGCCGACCTCCTCGGCCTGGAACCCTGCGACGGCTTCCGCCCCGTCAAGCGGCGGCGGCCCGACGGAACCTTCGACCTGGACGACTGACGAAAGGAGCCGAACCATGCGAGACGACCGAACGCTGCTGGAACGCATCGGGACGCTGGCGGCCGACACCATCCGTGCGGCCGCCAGCACGGACTGGGTCCGGGCGGCGATGCTCGCCCAGACCCTGCAGGACGTGGCCCACCAGGAGTTCACACGGCTCGAGAGCGGCACGCCGCTGGAGTGCGTCATCATCGCTGCGGCCGACGCCATCAAGGCCGCGATGGAGGGCGACCGCAAGCGCGTGGAGGAGTGCGGCGAGACGCTCCGCAAGATGGCGATGGAGCACGTGCCGCGTGACGAGCACGGCAACCCCATCGTCGAGCGTCCGGCCGGGCCGGACGACGACGACGGTGAGGACTTGCCGACCTGGTTCTACCACTAAAGGAGCCGACCGATGACGACCCCGAACCGAACGACGCTGGTGCATATGACCGCCGCGCTGGACCTGCAAGCGCGGGCCGCGTCCGAACTCGAGGCCGAGGGCGGCCGCGTCCACGCTATCCACGCGTGGGGCGTCGTCGTGGCCGACGCTCGTCGCCTGGCGCGGCTCGCCCAGGAGCACGTGGATGCGCTCGACGCCCGCAAGCGCGGCCGCAAGCGATAGGCCGCGCGTGTGGCCGTGTGTGCGGCCTGCCGGCGGGGTGGCCCTTAGACGCGACGGCCACCGCGATAGGCCGCCAGGGGCCAACGTGGGCCGCGAGACGCCGCCCCCGGGCGACCATGCCTGCGGCCCCTGGCGGCCACCGGCCGCGGCGAAAAAAATCGGAAAATCCCAGGATTTTGCCTTGACAACTCGACGAAAACCGCTAGAATGCCAGTGAACCATTAGAAAGGAGAATGCGATGGACGCCACGACCCTCCGAAACGACCTGCAGGACGCGATTGAGAACGCTGGCTGGGACGACCTCCGCCGAGTGGTTACCTTCGGCGAAGCGGGCTTGCTGACCCGCGACGAGGGCCTGGTTCTGAAGTTCGAGGACGGGACCGAGTTCGAGGTTACCATCACGCCGCGGTGACGCGGCGAGAACCCGCGGAAGGAGGCGAACGATGGCGTGGATGAAAGTCACACACGCGTGTGGGCATGACCGCTGGGTGCAGGTTTACGGCCCCGTCGCCCAGCGAGCCCAGAAGGTGGAGTGGATGGGCCGCCGGCCCTGCCCCGACTGCGAGCGGGCCGCGGAGGAGGCCGAGGCCAAGGCCGACGCCGAGCAGCGAGGCCTGCCCGCCCTCCAGGGCACCGAGAAGCAGGTCGCGTGGGCGAACGTCCTGCGCTACCGCACGCTCCAAAACCTGGAGCGGTGGTGGCAGGAGCGAACGAGCGGCGCAAAGGCCGTCGGGCTGGAAGCCCGTGAGCAGTTCGAGGCGGCGGTCAAGGCCGTCGCCGCCCACGACGACGCGACCTGGTGGATTGACCGGCGGGACTGGTCGCCGACCGCCATCGTGCGGGAGGCGCTCGAGGCCGCCCAGGCGTAAGGAGCCGAACCGCGATGATGAGAACGATGAGCACGGTCGAAGCCGAGGACCGCATTCGACGAGCACGCACGCTCCTGCTTGGCGTCGAGCAGGTGCAAGGGGCCTGCCCGGGGTGGCAGGCGCTGGTTAAGCAGGTGCGCAACGCCCTGCAGCGCATGGGTGAGAACCTGAAAGGAGCGGAAAATGGACGCGACCATCGCAAGTTCTGTGTCGGTTGACGAAGCCGTCACCATCGTCGAAACGCTGCTTCGGCGATTCGGCCACCGATGGGTGCTCAGCGTGGTGGTCGAGGCGCTCAAGAAGGAGGCCAGCGACCTCCGGAACCGGGCGGCGGACCTCGATGACGTCGCCAAGAATGTGTGGGGCCTGCTGTAAGGAGCACGCCATGCCGACCGCCGACCAGGAAGCACGAACCGCCTTCGACCTGCTGGAGCGTGCGTGGCGCTCCGCACGCGAGGGCGACTACGCCGCCGCGGCCGACGACGCGGCCGCGGCGTCCGAGGCCTTCAAACGGGTGGAAATTCGCTTGAGGGCGGCCGAGGGCATCACCGTAATGACGGGAGGAGCCTGAAATGGACGATGCCGATGGCGAAGCGCCTGATGGAGACCGTGAAGGAGTACACGCCCAAATACGCGCCGGACGTGGCGCGTGAACTCGAGAAGGGAAAGGAGGCCGACAATGTCGCACGAGATTAGCATCACCGCCGACGGGCGAGCCGAGGCCATGTATGCGGAGAAGCCGGCATGGCACGGGCTCGGCACGGTCGTCCAGGAAGCGCCGAGCAGCGCCGACGCGCTGCGGCTGGCACACCTGGACTGGAAGGTGGACCTGTGGCCCATCGAGGCCATCGCGCCGGACGGCAAGCGGGTGGCCTCGCCCCTGTTCGCCACCGTCCGCCTCGACACCAGGACGGTCCTGGGGGCGGTCCGCGGGCGCTACCGCCCCGTCCAGAACCACGAGGCGTTCTCGTTCCTGGACTCGCTGGTGCCCGAGGCCGAGATGCGATACGAGTCGGCCGGGGCCCTCAAGGGCGGCCGCCTGGTGTGGCTGCTCGCGCGCATGCCCGAGACCGACCTCATCGATGACGGCGACGAGCTCCAGCGGTTCGTCCTGTTCGCCAACTCGCACGACGGCACGCAGGCCGTGAGGGTCATCCCCACCAGCGTGCGGGTGGTTTGCTGGAACACGCTAAGCCTCGCCGTCGGCCGCGCGGTGACCAGCGTGACCATCCGGCACACCGGCGACATCCAAGCGAAGCTGGGCGAGGTCCGCCGCATCCTCGGCGTGTGCGAGGAGCGGTTCGTGGCGTTTACCGAGGTGGGCCGCCGGCTTGCCAGCCAGCGCGTCTCGCCGACCGACGCCGAGGACTACTGGCGTGCGGCCTGGCCGGAGCCGACGACCTCGAAGGCCGCAACCACACGCTGGCGGAAGCGGCTGCTGACCCTCCGCGACTGCTTCCGCCTCGAGTCGAGGCGGGTCCGACACCCCTCCGCCTGGCACGCGTTCCAGGCCGCGACGGCCCTGGTCGACCACGCGCCGCGGCGCGGGAAAACGGAGACCATCCGGCTCGAGCGGCGGTTCCACTCGACGCTGCTGGGGCCCTCGGCCACCGAGAAGCACCGCCTGCTGCAACTGGCGACCGCGACGTTCCTGGGCGAGGAGGCCAAGTAATGCGAGCCGTGCTAGATGGCCCTCGCATCACCTGGCGAGCCCCTTACAGCCTGCGAGTGGCTTGCAGGGGCATCCCGGGCAGTCGGTGGAACCCCGCCAAGCGCGAATGGTTCGCACCAGCAACGCCAGCCGTGGCCAGGGCGGTCGTCGAGACGTTCTCCGCGACGGCGGTCGCCGTGGACGCCGACGTCGCCGCCCTGGCCGCCAAGGCGAACGCCGTGCAGCGGTGCTTGGCGATGCCCGTCTCCGCCCTGCCGACTTACCGCACGCAGCATCCCCCACGCACGTATCAGCGCCGAGCCTACGCGATGATGCGCGAGGCCCGCGCGGTCCTGCTGGCGTGGGAAATGGGAACCGGCAAGACGAAAGCCGTCGTGGACTTCGTGGCGAACGAGGCCCCCCGGCGCGTGCTCGTGGTTGCGCCGAAGACCGCAATGCCCGTGTGGGAGCTCGAGTACGCCAAGCACGCACCGGAGCCGCGCCAGCGCAAGGTGGTGCTGCTGAGCGGCCCCTGCCGAAAGCGGCTCGAGGCGATGCGGCGGTACTGGGCGATGCCGAAGCCGCCCATCCTGGTAACGAACTACGAGGCGTTCGCACGAGCGCCGCTGTCCACCGAGTTCCCGTCGATGGACGCAGACATGGTCGTCCTGGACGAGTGCCACCGCATCAAGGCTCCGGGCGGCAAAGTCTCCCGCGTGTTCGCAGCGGCATCCCCGCGCCAGTACCTGCGCGTCGGCCTGTCCGGCACGCCGCTTCCGCATTCGCCCCTCGACGCCTACGCGCTGTGCCGGTGGCTCGACTGCGGGCTGTTCGGCACGTCGTTCACGCGGTTCAAACAGCGTTACGCGGTGACCGTCCCGCTCGGCATGCGCGGCGTCGACAAGGTGGTTGGTTTCCAGAACCTCGACGAGCTGCGTGCGCGGCTCGGCGAGATAACCTACCGCATCCGCCAAGACGAGGTGGCCGAACTGCCGCCGACGCAGCACCAGGTCATCCCGGTCATCCTCAGCGCCGAGGCCCGCCGCACCTACGAGGTGCTGGAGCGGACGCTCGTCGTGGCCATCGGCGACGGCGTCGTTACCGCCTCGAACGCCCTCGTCCGCTTGCTGCGGCTGCAGCAGGTGACCAGCGGCTTCCTCACGCCGGACGGCGAAGACCGGTGCGTCGAGGTCGACACCGCGAAGCGCGACGCGCTCGCCGACCTTCTGACGGACCTGCCGCCCGACGAGCACGTCGTGGTGTTCTGCCGTTTCCGCCGCGACCTCGACGCTGTCCACGAGGTAGCCCAGAAGGTCGGCCGGCGGTCGTGCGAGCTGTCCGGCCGCCGGCACGACATCCGCGGGCGGTGGGTCGAGGACGGGACGACCGTAGCGGCCATCCAGATGCAAAGCGGTGCCCTCGGAATCGACCTCACCCTGGCCAGGTACTGCGTGTTCTACAGCCTGGGGTTCAGCCTGGGCGATTACATGCAGGCTTGTAAGCGTGTCCACAGGCATGGCCAGACGCGGCGCGTGGTCTACTATCACCTGGTGGCCGCCGGCACGGTGGACGAGGTCGTCCTCGAGGCGCTCCAGGCCAAGCAGGAAGTCGTCGAAGCGGTCGTCGAGAATTTGCGAGCAAAGCGCTTGCAATCGACTCGGCGGTAAGGTAGGGTCGCCGACGGCCGCAGGGAAAGGATAAGGGAAATGGCAGCCGGGGCAGCGGCAGCGGTCGTGTCCCACGCCTCCTTCACGCATCCCTCGGAGCGCCTCCGAGAAGCCGCGCCCCGGCCGCCTGTTTTGAAAGGGCCGAAAATGCAAGACGCCATCCAGAAGTTCGTGGAGCTCGAGACCCGCCGCCGTGAACTCAAGGACCAGCTCAAGGCGGTCGAGGCCGAGCAGGAAGTGGTCCGCGAGCAACTGCTCGCTGAGTTCGAGCGGGCTGGCGTGTCCAGCCTGTCCGCCGGTCCCTACACCGTCTACCTCCACCGCCAACTGTGGGCGGTGCCGGAAGACCGCGACTACGAGAAGGCCTGCCAGGCGCTCCGCGAGGCTGGCCTCGGCGACTTCGTCCACGAGCGGTTCAACGTGCACCAGCTCAGCGCATACTTCCGGGAGCTGGCCAACGAGACCGGCGAGGTAGAACTGCCCGCCCCGTTGCAGGGCGTCATCCGGGTTGAGGAACGGGTCGACCTGCGAGCTCGCAAACGGTAGGGGCTCGGGGTCACAGATAAAGGAGCGGAGTCATGGCGAAGCGAAAGAACCAGCAGGGCGCGGCCAGCAAGGCGCTGGCCAAGGTCGGCGACACGGAATTCGCCGTCCTCAAGGCGGGGAGCGCTGGCGAGGTGCAGGCGCTCATCCGCGAGAACATTGGGGCCGGTGGCCTGGCCCCGACGGACCTCGAGCGCATCGTCATCCCGGCCGGTGGCGGCACGGCCTGGAACATCAAGACGCTCGAGGGCGACGTCAACGTCGACCACTTCGACGCGGTCATCCTCTACTGGAAGGACGTCCGGCTCTACTGGGCGTCCGAGTTCACCGGTGCCGGGTCGCCGCCCGACTGCCTGTCGAACGACGGCTTGACGGGCCGCGGCAACCCCGGCGGCGTGTGTGCCCGGTGCCCGAACGCGCAGTTCGGCTCCGCCGCGAACGGCGTGGGGCAGGCCTGCAAGCAGTGCCGCCAGCTGTTCGTGCTGCTGCCGGACGACCGCCTGCCGCGGCTGCTGTCGGTGCCGCCGACGAGCCTCAAGCCTGTCCGCCAGTACTTCCTGCGGCTGGCGTCGGCAGGCCGCCCCTACCATTCGGTGGTCACCCGGTTCGGGTTGGAGGTGGCCCAGTCGTCCGGCGGGTTCCGCTACAGCCGCATCGTCCCCTCCGTGGCCGCGACGCTCCCGCCGGAGCAGGCGGAGTTCTTCGCCAAGATGAGCCGGGCGCTCGCGCCCGCCCTGGCGCGCGTCGAGGCGAGCGAGGACGACTACGCCGTCGCCTCGGAAGGCGAGACGCCGCCCGCGCAGGATGCCGATGCGCCCGGGGGCGAGGCCGAACCCGAGCCGCCGTTTTGACGAGCCGCCCGCCTGCCCGCTGGGTGGGCGGGCGCAGCGGGGCCGCGAGCCCCCCCGCGTCCGCTCACCCGAGCGCGAAGGAGGGTTGGTATGAGCCTCGCCGCCCAGTTCTTGCGCGCGTTCTTCAACAACGCCAACGACGACGAGTTCTACGCGTGCCTGTGGACTCCCCGGCAACGCCCCTTCTTCTTCAAATGGCCAAGCGAGGTCGACAAAGCCGCCGCCCAGGCAGACAAGTGGACCGAGGCCAGGCGCGACGTCTACTTCCGGGCGACGCTCCTGCGGTCGCCGCCGAAAACAGGACGCGGGACAGCGGCCGACACCGCGGCCCTCGTGGGCGTGTGGGCGGACATTGACATTGCCGGGCCGGCGCACCGCAAGCAGGGCCTGCCCCTGTCGGAGGAGGTCGCTCGCAAGCTGCTCATGGCGTTCGGGCCGCCGCCCTCACTGCTGTGGCACAGCGGCCACGGCCTCCAGGCGGCGTGGCTGTTCGATGAGGCCTGGGTGCTTGACACCCCCGAGGAGCGCAAGCGGGCTGCGGAGTTCTGCAAGCGGTGGTCCGACACCCTGCTGGCGACCGCCGCGGCCCGCGGCTTGACGGTGGACCCCACGGGTGACCTCGCGAGGGTTCTGCGACTGCCCGGGACCGTCAACTACAAGGCCGAGCCCGTCGCCGTCCGCGTCCTCGAACCCGAAGACGTCGTTGTGCGGCGGACGTATGACCCGACGGACCTCGCCGAGTTCGCCACAGTCGTGGCCGCGCCTCGCCGCGAGACGCCGCCGTCCTCGTCGGGCGGCGGCGTGAACATTTCGGCAAGTGTCATCACGCCGACGGCCAACCCGCCCGCCGAGAAGCTCGTCGCCCTGCTGTCGAACAGCGAGAAGTTCCGCAAGTCGTGGGGGCGGGCGAGGCCGGACCTGCCCGACCAGTCCGCGTCGGCATACGACCTGTCGCTGGCGACCATTGCAGTGGCAGCGGGCTGGACGGACGACGAGGTGGCCGCGCTGCTCATTGCGTGGGGCCGCCAGCACCGCAGCCAGGACGAGCACCCCGACAAGCCCCTTCGCAGGGACTACCTCGAACGGACCATCGCCCTGGCTCGGCGGTCGGTCCGCGAGAACATTGCCGAGGCCGAAGCCGTGGACGAGCACCTTGCCAGGGAAGCCGCCGGCGGCGGCCGCGAAAGCACGCTCAAACTCCTGCGACGGAAACTCGGCATTCCGCTCGAGGCCGTCATCAAGCGGGGTTGCCGGCACGGGGCACGCTACAGTTTCCTGCTCGACGACGGCCGCGAAGTGCCTATCGGCACCTCGTCGGTGCTGCTGTCGCCGACGCGCGTGGCCGCGGCCGTGTTCGACAGCCTCGACTATCGCATTCCGCAGTTCACCGCGAAGGAGTGGCGGAAGGTCGTCAACCTGCTCAAGCCCGTCATGCGCGTCGTGGACCTCGTCGAGGACGACCGCGCCACCGAGACCCTCGGCTGGGTAGCGGAGTACATTGAGGGCCGCACGGTTTACCCGGAAGACCGGTGGGCCGAGGCCCTGCCCCAACGCGAACCCTTCCAGCGTGGCGAGAAGGTCTACGTCCACAGCGGCGAAATTCAGCGCCACCTCGCCATCGTCTCCGACCTTCGCATCGAGAAGCGTGAGCTGCTTGCACGCTTGTCCGAGGCCGGCTTCGAGACCGAGAAGGTCACCGCGTGGGTGCCTTCCGCGAAGCAGACCATTGGCCGGTCATACTGGGCCATTGAAATGGCCAAGTTAACCGGCAAGGACGCCGCAAATGCCGAGACCGCGCAAGCCCGTTCAGCTGAGTAAGGCCGAGCAGCGGGTCTACGCAGCGCTGCGCGTGATGGCCACGCACGTGGGGTTCTGTGCAGTCGTCCTCTTGCACCGCGACGGCCCCCAGACCGTGCGTCACCTCGCCAAGCGCGCCGGCGCGACGCATGCAGCGATGGCGGCCGCGCTTCGCCGCCTGGCCAAGTGCGGCCTGGTGGAGGAGGCCGCGCCGGCGAGAAGGGGACCCGGCGGGGAACCTGCGAGGTGGCGGCTGGCCCGCGTCAACCTCGGCGGGGTCATCGACTGGTTCTCGGAGCTGGCCGACGCGTGCTTGGAGGCCGCCGAGCGTGGCATCGTTCCCAGCGGCAAGTCCCGGGAGCCCGGCGCGATGGCCGCGATGCGACGGCTGCGAAGCCTGCTCGAGGACGGCCAAAACGGTGACGGCGACAGCGACGGCGACGATTTGGAGTGGTAATCGCCGCGCCAGCGGCCGCAGGACGCCCCACGTTGGCCCAGGTTCGACGAAAATGCCGCTCGCGACTCAAGAGACCACCGAATCGACTTAGGCCGTCAGGCGCAAAATACGGCGTTCTGCCGCCCGCTCGCAAAAATCCCAGGATTTTGCCTTGACGCATTGTCATTCGCCGGTAATGTGTCAGCGTGGGACGCGAGCGTAAAGGAGACGCCGATGGACGCCGCCAAGACCGACGAGACCCTGGCGATGCTCAAGGCGAAGGTCGCGTGGTATGAGCAGGCCCTGAAGCGGACCCGCAAGGCCCTGCGCGAAGCCCTCGCCGACGGCATTATGCTGGCCGACCACGGGTGGCCGTGGCCACAGAACGGCGCGCTGGGGCCGCTCGACTGGCTCGAGGTCCGCGAGCGGCTGCTGACCACGCGGAACCGCTTTTTCCCGCGCGGCGGCTCGTTCGTGTGACGGAGGAGCAAGCCATGACGAACCCGCATAACCTATCGACAATCGTTCGCGAGTGGATGGAGCGAACCGGCTACGACGGCCTGTGCAACATCCGTCGGCGCTGTGCCTGCTGCAAGGACGACCTCATGCCGTGCGCCGACCCCGCCCCCGACTGCATCGCTGGCTACGTGGTGCGGTGCAATTGCGCGCGGCTGACGCACCGCTTTCACGTCGTCGCCAGTCCCAGCCCGGTGCCGTTCGTTCTTTCCGTCGCCGCCTGGGAACCCCCGGAGGAGTCGAGCCATGAGTAGGACCGCGTATCTTCGTTTCGAGCAGCAGTTGCCGGCGGACGAACTCGACGACCTAATCAAGGCCATGCTATCGACCGACCCTGCCGATAACCGCTTTCACCTGTGGGGTGGCAGCGTCGCCGCGCCTACTGGCGTCCACGTTCGCGGGGTGGACCTACCCTCGTGGCTGCCGGTTTCGCTCGAAGTCTCCGACCGCTTAGCCATACTGACGGTAGAGAAGGGTGACCCCGAGACCGAGCAGGAAATCATTGACCGCTTCGCTTCGGACCTTCGCCGCTACTTGCGGCAGGAGATATCAGTGGAGGTCGATGAATGAACGCTGACCCGCTGGATGAACTGGCACGCCGGCAAGACGTCCGCCCTATCGAGGACGTCCGGGCTCTGGCCTGCCCTGGCGGCCTCGACGCCGACCTGGCGGCGGACGCCGAGCGGCTACGCCACCCCGAGCGGGCCCCCCTCGACCGCGAGCAGGCCTGGCTTGCCCTCGAACTCGAGCGCGCGGGCGTGCCAGAACACCTGGCCGACGCCGTGGCCCGGCGCATCCCGTCGCGCCTGGCCCACCACGTGGCGGCGGCGCTCCAAGAGGGCGCGTGGAAGAACCGATGAGCCGAGCGAAAGGAGCCAAGCCATGTCACGCATCGACCACCTGACCGATACCGACATCCAAGACCTCCTCGACCGCCTCCGCGAGGCCGAGCGGCGGGCCGAATACCGGGCCGAGCGAGCCGAACGGGCCGAGCGCCGGGTCCGCTACCTCGAAGGCGTCCTGAAGTGCCCGGAGACCGAACTGAGCCGGACCCGCGAGGCCCTACGTTGGGCCTTGGACACGGCCGTGCACCTGGCCGATTGCGCCGTTGATTCTGACCGCGGCAGGGCCGGCCCCGACGCCTGGGAATTCGTCGCGAGGGTGCGAAAGCAAATCGTCGAGCGGCGCAAGCAGTTCTTCGGCCAGCGGAAGGAGCCGAGTCAGGGAGATTAAGCCATGCAAGAATGGACAGACACGCATGAGGAGGTCCGGGTCCGCATTTGGCGGCGAGCGCCGGACCTCATCGACTTTCAGGTCGACCCGCCGGCCGCAAGCCTCGGCAGTGTCCGGAGCATCACCGTTACCAACATCCGGTGCCCGCCGGACTTCACCGACGAGGAAGTCGCCCACCGAGTCGTCCGGTTGCTCGACCATATTGCCGACCATCCGGAGTCGCTTTTCGAGCAGTGCAACAGCGTGGACGACAAATTGAAGGCCGTGCGGCTCCTCGAGGTGGCGCTCCAAATCAAGCCCTACCTCGAGGTGGCGATTAAGGCGCTGCCGCCGGAAAGAACGGAAGGAGCCAACTGATGGATGGTGTTGAAAGCGTCGTGTGGGCCGTTGCTTTCGTGGTCATCGTTCTCGTGCTTTTCAGCCGCCGGAAACGGCCAGCCCCGGAGGAGCGGCGGCGGGCCAAGACGTCGCCGCAGGTGTTCGAGGCGGGGCTGCTCAAGGTCCGCATCGAGCGAGGCCTCCCGGGCGGCAGGTGGCGGTGCGACATTTTCTCGCCGCAGGGGTCCGCGCAGATTGAAATCAAGAAGGACGACCCGCTCGCGAGCGACCGCGAAATGGCCCGGCGGGTGGTCCGGTTCCTGCGAGACCTGGCCAACAACCCCGCGGTGATGCTGAGAAGCTGGGAGCTTCCCGAGGCGAAGGAGGACGCCCTCAACGCCCTGGACACTGCGCTGCAGCTCAAGCCCTACCTCGACCATGCATGCGCCGATTTGGAGGAAAATCGATGAGCGCCGTCTCGTGCCAGCCGACATTTTCACGCCGCGCGTCGGGGCTCTACGTGCCAGCGCGACTCCGCCGCCCCGTGGCCATCGACCTGTTCTGCGGCTGCGGAGGGATGAGCCTCGGTTTCATTCAGGCGGGGTTCGAGGTCGTGGCTGCCTTGGACAACAACCCCGCGGCGGCGACGACCTACATGTATAACCTGGGTGCGTATCCGTGCCAGTTCCACTTCGCCGACGACGACGCCCGCGACCGTCTGGAGCGGCACCTCGCCAAGTCGATGCAGAACCAGCATGGCGTCGCCGTGATGCCCGTATCGGGCGGGGCCAGGGCCGACGGGCCGTTCGAGGGTTGGCCGGAGGGGTATCCCGGCGTCCAGCACTTCTTTTTCGGCGACGCGCGGGCGTTCACCGGTGAGCAGATTCTCGAGGCCGTCGGCTTGGAACCCGGCGCGGTGGACTGCGTGTGCGGTGGACCGCCCTGCCAGGGGTTCACTCGGGCCAACCGCTATCGCGGCCCGGACGACCCGCGAAATAACCTGGTTTTCGAGTTCGCCCGCCTAGTCCTCGAAATTCGGCCGAAGACCATCCTGATGGAGAACGTGCCCGAAATCGCCTCGATGATGACCCCCGAGGGCATCTCGGTCCTGGACAAGTTCTGCCTCATCCTGGAAGAGGGCGGGTTCGCCGCGGCCGACGCACTGAAGCGCGTGCTGCTCGCCAAGCCGGGTGCCCGCGTGTGCCGGCGGGCACAGGCGTCGAAGCCGAAACCTGAACCGCGCGCAAGCAATCAGCCCATGCTGTTCTGAGGAGCCCCCGTGCATCCGACACTGAAGGACTGGAGGAGAACGATGAAATATCTCGTCGTGGCGAAAAACGAGGTGTGCTTTGAGCTGACCGCCAAGGTGATGGTCCGAGCGCCTTTGCGGAAGATTGTCCAACAGTTGAACAACATTGAAAATGAGCCCGTCGGCGGGACGACGCATTGGGCACTACTGGGGCTACCGACCATTGAGGCCGAATCCATTCACGCCTATCGCCTCGCCAACCGCCCAGACCTCTGCGCCCTGATAGTTGGCGCAAAGGACGGCGTCGTCCTGCGGGCCGTCCTGCACGAGGCCGACGTCCGCCATATCAAGGCCCAAGCTGGAAGGAGCGAGCCGTGAAAACACCACGCCCGAGCTTCGAGGTGCGCGAGCGAGCCCGTTACGCCATCGACCGCATGAGCGACGAGCTGTGGTGGCTGGGCGACATGTGGGAAAACCCGCAGTGGCATCAGCGCGTGACTCGCGCCCGGATGGCCCTGGCCGAGTTGCGCAGGTACCTGACCGAGGAGGGAGGCCGATGCGAGACCGCCTGAAAGTCACCGAACGCGAAGCCGACGAGGCACTGGTCCCGGCCGAATGGCACGACCCGCAACCGCGGCACGTCGCCGAACGCGCCCTGACCGCCCTCATCCAGTGGGGCTACGAGCGCACGAAAGACCTCGACGAGACCACCCGCTGGGTGTTCAGTGAAGCGCACGCCGTCCTGCTCGATGCGGTGAGCCGCCTCGCCGACGAGGAAGCCGCCGAGCGGCCGAACGAGGGGCTGATGGAGGCCGTCCAGGCCTACCTCGACGACACGCGAAACGTGCTGGAATGAGCGACGCCGCGCAAGAACTCGACCAGGCCGTCACCGAGCACCTCGAAGGTGCCAGCCGCGTGATGGCCCCCATCGGGTGGTTCGGCGGGAAAGGTCTCCACGCCAAACGCCTCGTCCCGCACATTCCGTGGTCCCGCGTCTACTGCGAGCCCTACTGCGGGGCGGCCAGCGTGTTCTGGCACCTGCAGCCGCGGCCCGTCGAGGTGCTCAACGACCTGAACGGGGAAATCATCGCCCTTTTCCGGTGCCTGCAGGACCGCGCGCTGTTCGAGGAGCTCCGTCACCGCCTTCTGTGGACGCCTTACAGCCGCGCCGAGTTCTGCCGTGCCCTCGAGACGCCCGCCGACGCCCCGCTCCTCGACCGCGCCTGGGCGACGTTCGTCAAGTACAACCAGGGTACCTGCGGCGTGGGGCAAACACCTGGCAACTGGGGAAGGGTGTTCACCGCTGCGAACGGGATGGCCAACGTCGCCAGCAAGTGGCGCGTCCGCCTACGGCTCCTCAAGGCCTGGCACGACCGCCTGACCCGCGTCCAACTCGACAACCGCGACGCCCTCGAGGTTATCCGCTACTGGGACACGCCGGACACGTTTTTCTACGTCGACCCGCCCTACGTGCCCGAGACGCGAAGCAGCACGCAGGTCTACCGGTGCGAAGCGACCGCCGACCACCACCGCGACCTCGTCGCGCTCCTCCTCACACTGAGGGGTGGCGCAGCCGTAAGCGGGTATGACCACCCGATTTACAGGCCCCTCGAGGACGCCGGGTGGGAGCGGCACGAATTCGAGACCGTTTGCCACGCCGCCGCTCGGACGCGCACCAGTGCCCTGCAGGGCAAGGGGGCCCTGGAGGCGCGCGTGCCGCGAACCGAAGTCGTATGGGTGAAGCCGCTCAAGACGGGCGGCCTGTTCCCGTTGTAGGCCGCCAAACGAAAGGAGTGCGAAATGGGACTGCCGACGTTCGAACGACTGCGAGACCGGCTCGTGCCGCTCTACCGCGTGAAGGAGGCGCTCGACGCCCTCGACACGCTCCTCGACTGGCCGGACGACGAGCTGCCCGCCTACCAGGAAGAGGTCCAGAAGGCCATCGACAAGGCCGAACGGGCCATCCTGAGGGCCGCAAAAACCCTCGCAACCACCCGCAAAAAGCCCTTGAGCCCCGCGTCCACAGCGGCAGAATGACGCGGCAGCCGCCGCGAAGGAGACGCCATGGGCAAGTACCACGGGCGCTACCACACATGGGGGCCGCCGGGCTCCGGCAAGACGACGTGGCTCACCCGCCAAATCGACGCCATCCTCCAGGCGACCGAAGTCGACGGCAGGCGACTCCAGGTCGCCGTGTGCAGCCTGACCCGGGCCGCCGCGGCCGAAGTTGCAGGCCGCAACCCCGTCGTGCCGAAGCACGCCATCGGCACGCTCCACTCCTTCGCCTACCGCGCCCTGGGACGGCCCGAAATCGCCGAACTCCACCTCGACGAGTGGAACGCTAAGCACCCGGAACTCCGCCTCGCCGTTAAGGGCAACCTCGACGACCCCAAAGACGAGGACGCCGCCACCGACCGGGCGTCCGCCGACGCCACCGCGACGTTCCTGCGATACCAGACCGCCCGCGCACGCCGCACGCCGCGAGACCTGTGGCCCGTGTCGCTCCGCGCCTTCGCCGAGCAGTGGGAGGCCTGGAAGCACGAGAACGACTACTTCGACTTCACCGACCTCATCGAGGAGGCGCTCCTCGCCCAGACCACCATGCCCGGCAACCCCCGCGTCCTGCTCGTCGACGAGGCCCAGGACTACAGCCGCCTCGAACACGACCTCGTCGACATGTGGGCTCGAGACGCCGAGGCCGTCATGCTTGCCGGCGACCCTTACCAGTGCCTCTACGCCTGGCGCGGCAGCGACCCCGACTTGTTTCTGCGGGACGACCTCCCCGAAGACCGGCTGAAGGTGCTCGCCAAGTCCTGGCGACTGCCGCGGGCCATCCGCGACGCCGCGCTCGCCTGGGTCTCGCAACTCGACAACTTCCGCCCCATCCACTACCGCGACCGCGGCGAAGAAGGCCGCGTCGTCCGCCTCGCCGCACCTTACCACTTGCGAAACCCAGGGCTCCTCGCCGACCTCATCGAGCGGGGCCTCGAAGCCGACGACGAATCTACACATCTTGTGTGTGCCGCCTGCTCCTATATGCTCACGCCGCTCATCCACGAACTCCGCAACCGCGGCATCCCCTTCGCCAACCCGCTCCGCCCGACTAACGGCCGGTGGAACCCGCTCGGGCCGCGAAGCGGAACCAGTCTCACGCAACGCCTCCTCGCGCTTCTCGCCGTGTTCCAGCACCCCCGCCTGTGGACACACCGCGAAATGGACCTGTGGGCCAAGCACACCCGCGGCATCCTCAACCGCGGGGCCAAAAAGGCCATCGCCGACCTCGCCAAGACCATGCCGACCACGCCGGTCCGCGACGAAAAACTCCGCGAGTGGCTCACCGACGACGCCAGACGCACCATCCTCGCCGCCCTCCAGGTCCCCCAGCCGTGGAATGAACTGGCTCGCTGGTGGCAGGCCAACCTCAACGCCCGCAGCCGGCACCTCGGCGAGTACCTCGTCAAGTGTCTCCACCGTGGCGGCGTCAAGGCACTTCAGCAGCGGCCGCGAGTCTGGCTTGGAACCATCCACTCCGTCAAAGGCGGCGAGGCCGATTACGTCTACCTCGCTCCCGACCTGTCGCCGCAAGGCGCGGCCTGCTACACCGGCCGTGCCGGCCCCGAAGGACGAAACGGCGTCATCCGCCAGTTCTACGTGGGCATGACCAGGGCCAGGCGAGGCCTTCTTCTCCTCGCCGCAAGCGGCCACAGAACGGCCGTGACCTGGCGGTGCGCCTAGACCCTATATAGGAGAATTTTTTCCCAGGCCCAGAGATGGACGAGTACTTAGTCTAGGTTCTAAGGTTTCGGTAAGTGACGGAATACACAGGACTTATCGCTAGACCGCGAATTCTAATATCGGTCTAGGTAGTCTAGGTGGAACGAAATCGACAATAGTTGCGTGGCTCGCTCGCCGCCGCCGCCGCCAGGAAAAAAGCGCCCATATAGTCTAGGAGCCCAGCGTGGTGTGTTCGGCAAAGCGGAAACAGCGCTCGGCGGGGTCCGAGGCTGCCCTGCAGCGGCGTGTCCTTCGGTGGCTCCGTGCCAGGCCGAAGTCGTGGACCATCAAGGTGCCGGGGACGGTCCTGACTGGCGGCCTGCCCGACGTGTTCCACGTGGAGCGCGGTCGGTTCTACGCGTTCGAACTGAAGGCCCCGCGCGGTCGTGTGACGCCCCTGCAGGCGCTGTGCCTGAACCGCATCCGCGCCGCCGGCGGCGTGGCCGTGGTCGCGCGGTCGCTCGATGACGTGCGTCGTGTCCTGGAGGGCGACGGTGACCCTGCAGGGCGGCGAAGGGAAAGGAGGGAACGATGAGCGTGACGGACGAGATTCTGCGTAAGCGAGGCGCGCGACGTTTGCGCAGGACGCGACATTCTCCGCGGGTCGACGGAACGGTCGAGGTCCGCATTTCGGCCGCGACAGCGGCGAAAGTGGCGGCGATTTTCGCCGCTGTGGGCGTCGCGGCCGGGCTCCTGGCCGGGGCCCTTCTGCGTGCCATCCTCGCGTGACGCGCCGCGAGTTTTGATTTCGCGTTTGACGACCGCACCACTCCGCCGCTACCCTAATCCGTGACGCCAGGTGGTGGAGGTGGAGATGGCGAACGCCGAACCGACCGTTTACCTCGTCCTGCTCGCCGCGTGGAGCACCGTGATGGCTCCGGCCCTGGCCTGGGCGATGGTGCAAATTGTCAAGCTGGGGCAGGCGACCCGCTCGCTCGAAACGCAGGTCGACGCGATGATGCGGGAGATGGCTCGCATCGCCAACGAGCTCATCATGCGTGAGAACCAGGTGGAACGGATGCGCAATGAGCTCTCGCGGCTCCAAGGCCGCATGAACTCTTACGGGAAAGGAGACGCCTGATGAACGGCGAGTATCGCGCGCGGATGGTGGTGGCCATCGTCGCAGCCATCGTTCTGCTCATCGGGGCCGTGACGCTGGTCGTGAGCGTTTGCGAGGTGGCTCGAGCGATGGCCGAGCCGGCCGCGGTCGCCGAGGCCGCCGAGGCCGAGGCACCGCCCGCCGACGGCGGTCAGCCGGAATGGCTCCCGGACATGACGCTGCGACCGGATGCCGCAGCGCTGGTTCCGGTCATCCTCATCGTCGTCCAGGTACTTCTCGAACTTCCGGGCGTCTCGCGATTCCGGTCGTGGGGCGTCCTTTTTGCGATGGCCATCGGCGTGGTCGCCGACGTCTACCTGCTCACCCCGCGCGGGGCATGGACAGTGGACAGGGTGGTCGAGGGCATCGTTGCGGGGCTGGCGGCGAGCGGCGTGTGGAAGGTCGGCCACGAGGCCGTGAAGTCCGCCGCGACCCGCGGCAGCCGAGTTGCGCAAGACCTCGTGCGGCTGTCGCGCTCCGACGGAACTGGCGGCTGGGGCCACGTGCCCCTGCCTGTTCTGCTCTTCCTGGCGGTCGGCGGCTCGATGGCGCTGGCCGGGTGCGGCGCGCACGAATTCATGCTCGAGGCTCCCGCCGTCATGGCGCAGGGGCTTGCCGAGGTGGAGACGGGCATCGACGAGTACCACGCCGCAGCGGTGGCCGAACTGGACCAGGCCGAGGAGCGCCTGCGGCAGGCCCTGCGAAACGACCTCGTTCTGAACCTCCTGCAACTGGCGAAGACAGACCCCGCGAACGCGCCGCCTGAGGACGAGATTCGCCAAGCCGTCGATGACCTATTAGTGCGGTATCACGGGCCGGAGTACCTCGGCGGCATCAAGCGGGAGCGCGAGAATGAGGCGGAGCGCTACCGGCGGCTGAAGTCGCTGGTGGAGTGGCTCCGGCGGGTGGCTGGCCAGGTGGCCGAGATTGAGACGGACCGCTACGCGACGGTCGAAGACCTGCGGGCTCTGGCTCAGCGTTATGTGGCCGAGCAGTTCGGCCGGCAAGCACAGGAGGGCGAGTGATGACCGCGGAAACGGAAGGCCCCGAACCCCAGAACGCGGCGTGGAAGATGGCCACGCCGAACCTCGACGACGCTAAGCGCGAGCCGACGCAGCACCCCACGAAAGTGGATGAGCTGAAGCGGCTGCGAGACGAGTTGGACCGCAAGTTCGTCCGTGGTAAGATGGACGCCAGGCTCATCCGCCAGGTGCTGGCGCTGGTGGACGACGTCCTTCGGCTGGTGCGGTAAGGAGACGGCGATGCTGGAGCTGGCGCTGATGACGGTGGCGGGCGACCCCACGCTCAAGACGGTGGGGGCGTCGGCCCAGAAGGCGAGCCCGGTCCAGTCGGGCGGCTCGGACATCGAGGTGGACCTCTACGCCGTGCAGGCCCTGCGGGGCAACTCGGGGACGGTTTACATCGCCGAGTCGGCCGCGAACGCCGCGGCCGAAAAAGGGTTCGAGCTGGGGCCGGGCGACCTCGTCTATTGGCCTGGCCACGCCGACCTCTACGTGCATGGCTCGACGAGCGGCGACAAGGTGCTGGTCCGCGGCTTAGTGCGGAGGGCGTGAGATGCTGATTCGCCATGACCCGCGGGGGCGGGTGGACAGCGGCCAGCTGGCTGATGGTGCGGTCGAGCCCCGCCACCTCTTCGGCAACTGCACGTGCTTCGATGCGCGGGGCTACAACAGTCTAACGCAGATAAGGGTGGGGACTCTCGATGCAACCTGTCTCAATCAGGACGACTGGAGCGGATGCCTGACCGTGGCCGGCGAAGCGAACCTGTGCGCTAGCACGAACTTCATCTTGCCGACATCCCCGCCTTGCTCGCCAGTCGTTGGCTCGTTCTACTTCTGCGCTTGCGAGGGCAGTCTCTATGTTTACGACGGGTCTTACTGGGACGTGTTCTACTGGGATTCCCAAGGGTAAGGGGTGAGCGATGGAGCAGCGAAGGCGTGTAAGCATCCGCAAGGATGAGAAGAACGACACGGTCATCGTCGAGCACGTGGTCGAAAACACGATGAGCAGGGACGAGGTGGCCGAGGAGGTCGCTCGCCTCAAGGCCCGCCGTCAGTCCTACCAGCAGGCCATTCAGGACATCGACGAGCGACTGGCTGCGCTGCGCCAGGCGGCCGGGCTGAACCACCAGTAGGAGCGAGTGATGCGGGCCGAAAACGACCGCGACCGCGGTGCCATTGCTGCGGTCGTCCTGACGTGGCCGGACCGGTCGGTGACCTGGGAGACGGCGAAGTGGCTGTGGGGGCTCTTCCGGCCCGACCGCATCCTTTCCGTGTGCCGGCGTGGACGCATCGACGAGGTTCGCAACTGGACGGTCCGCGAGGTGTGCCTGAAAGCCCCGCCGGACGTTCAGCATTTCCTCTTCCTGGACCGCGACATGCGGCCGAGCGCGTTGACGACGCCGATTCTCGAGGCCGAGGGTGACGTCGTCGGCGCGATGTATCCCCTCGGCAATCCCTGGACCTGGGCTGATGAGGGCATGGTCCACGCAGGGTGCCTGCGGGTGTCGAGGCGGGTGCTGGAGGCGCTCGCGCCGGGCCCCTGGTTCCGCTTCGAGTTCACCGCGGACGGCGCTGACCTAACACGGTGCGAATGCTCGTGGTTCGCCGAGCGCGCCCGCGAAAAGGGGTTCACGGTTCGGCGCGCCGGCTGGTGTGACCACGCGCCATTGAGGGCATAAGCATGGCAAACGAGAAGATTGTCGATGCGTTATCGCACCTGGTGGTGCCGATTGACAGCGTCTCGCCGGACCCGGCGAACGTGCGGAAGCACCCCGAGCGGAACCTCGAGGCGATTCGGGGTTCGCTGCGGAAGTTCGGGCAGCAGAAGCCCATCGTCGTCAACGAGGAGGGGGTGATTCTGGCGGGGAACGGCCTTTACGAGGCCGCGAAGTCGCTGGGCTGGGAGAAAATCGCCGCGGTGCGGTCGCCGCTCACAGGCGTGGACGCGGCGGCCTACGCCATCGCCGACAACCGCACGGCCGAGCTGGCGGAGTGGGACGAGGAGCAGCTCGGCGTCCATCTGACCGAGCTGCGTGAGGCGGAGTTCGAGCTCGACGCCATCGGTTTCACGCCCGAGGAGATTCAGGCGCTGCTGGGCGATACGCCGCTCGCCGAGGGGCAAACCGACGACGACGCGGTTCCCGAGCCACCGGACGACCCAGTGACGCAGCGTGGCGACCTGTGGATTCTCGGCAACCACCGGCTGCTCTGCGGCGACGCGGGCAAGACGGAGGACGTCGACCGGCTGCTTGACGGCGCGGTGATTCACCTGGTGAACACCGACCCGCCGTATGGCGTGAAAGTCGAGCCGCGGTCGAGTACGGCGATTGCGGCCGGCCAAAGTTCGTTCCCGGACCTGTCGGGCAAGATGCACCATCAGGGCTTCGACGTGGCGCGTGGCGTGACTGACCCCGGCAAAGCGCGCAAGAAGATGCGGCCGAAGGACCGGCCGCTCGAGGGCGACTTCCTGCCGGAGGACGAGTTCGTCAAACTGCTCGAGGCGTGGTTCGGCCAAATCGCTCGCGTGCTGCAGCCTGGCGGGACGTTCTACATTTGGGGCGGCTACGCCAACTGCGCCAACTACCCGCCCGTCCTGCGTGCCTGCAAGTTGTACTTCTCGCAGGCCATCATTTGGGTGAAGGAGCATCCGGTTCTCACGCGGAAAGACTTCATGGGCAACCATGAGTGGTGTTTCTACGGCTGGAAGGAGGGAGCCGCGCACCGGTTCTTTGGCCCGCCCAACGTGACCGACGTCTGGAGCGTCAAGAAGGTGAACCCGCAGTCGATGGTCCACCTCACCGAGAAGCCGGTCGAGCTGGCGTTGCGGGCGCTCCAGTACTCGTCGCAGGAAGGCGAGAACGTTCTGGACCTTTTCGGCGGCTCGGGCAGCACGCTGATTGCGTGCGAGAAGGCCCATCGGCGCTGCTACACGATGGAAATCGACCCGCTTTACTGCGACGTCATCGTGCAGCGCTGGGAGGAGTTCACCGACAAGAAGGCCGAGCGCGTGCGTGCGGAGGGCGCGGCATGATGGTCTACCTGGCGAGTCCCTACGCCCACCCGGACCCCGCGACGAGGGAGGCGCGGTTCCGCGCGGCGTGCCGGCAGGCGGCCAGCCTTCTGCGCTGCGGCATCAACGTCTACTCGCCCATCGCCCACACGCACGGCATCGCCGCCGAGGGCGACCTGCCGACGGACTGGTCGTTCTGGGAGAAGTTCGACCGGCAATACATCAAAATGTGTGACGAGGTGTGGGTGTTGGCCCTCGACGGCTGGGAAGAGTCGCGCGGCGTCCAGGCGGAGATTGCGCTGGCCAGGAAGCTCGGCAAGCCGGTCGTGGTGCTGGAGCCGGAGGCCGCCATCGCTAACCGTAGGAACCACGGGGTCGTGATGGCACGACGATAGGCGGCCTCAGCGCCGGGGCGGTCCCGGCGCATACAGGAAGGGGGCGTCGTCTCGGCTGACGCCCCCTTCGCTTTTGCGCGGCTACACGCCGTTCTTCTCCAGCCAGTCGTGGACGGCCTCTCGGATGAGTTGCGAGCGGGTCACCAGCTGGCCCGTCTCGAGCTGGCGGCGGTGCATCGCCTCGAGGAGGCGGTCGTGGACGTCCTTCGGCAGGACGAAGTTGACGTTGACGCGCTCCGCTTTTTCGGCATTTTGCTGTTTCCGGCCCATTTGCGTTCTCCTTTCGTTCTAGGCTCGACACCATTCTAACTTCAAATGCGGCGTTGTCAAGTCAAGGTGTCGTTTTTCGTGGCGCGTGCGGCGGCCGACGTTCGCCCGTGTTGGCCCAACGCCCGTCGAATGCCGTCCTGGTCGACGGGTGCGTTTTCGGCCGCGACGGGCGAACGTGGCGCGTTTTCGTGCGGCCGCCACGTTTCGCCCGTGTCGGCCCGGGGCTAGCCGGTCGACGGCGTGGTCGACGGCGTGGTTTTCGGCCGCGACGGGCGAACGTCGTCGCCC